ATCTTAACTGCTTCCTCCTTGGTCATACAGGTTAGTGCACCTCCCGTAGGGTTTATTATATTGAACCACGTAGCTGTTATGTTTTGATCTAGCGTGTGGCTGTCCATGTATTGAGGGTAGAACAATGAGGTTTGGTCTTCTGTTCCTTCTGCCATTATGCGCTCTAGTATTCTGTATGTTTTCATATTAATTTCTTTTAAATCTTATCCGGCTCATTAAAAAAATCGGTACAATTGCCCACGCTAAAGTGGCAGCGGGAAATAGTTTTGCCGTCGCTTCCATCAGTGAGAAGTACTCGTTGTCTTCTCCGTATCTAGGGTTTTTAATTAACCAATAGACTCCGTATACGGTTGTGACTATCCAATATGCTAGTAGTATTATCATAACTCTATTCTTATTAATGTTAACGATAGCCTTCTAGTGAAATAGCCTCGGTTTCTGTACGATCCTCTCCATAATGGACTAACTCCTATATTACTGGCCATTCTTACTCCCTTCCAATAGCTAATCCAATCTCTCCATACTATCCTCTGTTCTGGTCCATTCAATATGACCGATAGCATTCTTGCGTCTCTACCTTTCAATCTCTTTATCATAACTTATTGCGGTCTTCTTATGGATTGGCTTGACAGTAAGCGATCAATGATTGTCCTAACTCCGTGCTTGTGATGTTTTCGTAAGGACCGTATTTTACTGCCATCCACTCTACTGCGGCTTCATTGATGCTTGACTTTATGACAGTGTATTGTATACTGTTGTCTAATATGTCGTAAAAGGTTCTGTCTGTGTGGGTCTTGTTTGTTATTATCATGATCTTGTTTCTAAATAAATATCTTTTAAATCCAATGCGTATTAGGTTTCGGCTTAACGAGCTTGCTTATCTGCTCTTGTACCTTTACTGCTATTGCCAATTCTAATGTCTTCTCCTTGAAGTCTGTAGTGAAGTAGAACCTTGGCCAATCCCATTTCATCTTGATTTGGTGTAGCTCGAAACCTGGAATTAGAGTCATGTCTTGCATTATCTTGTCCATGTACTCGGTCACCTCGGGTATATCAAAGTCTAGTCCTGACCACCCTTCTGGTATCCACTGCTTGTACTTGTGGTTAAACTCTTCTCTTGTCATTACTAGATTTCTTGGTTGTAAGATTCCGATCCGTAGGTTCCGTAACGACTTCTGCCAAATAGAGGTTTCCACTCTTTTGTTACCACTTCCTTCTCCATATCAATTCTATCGATCATGTAGTCGCTCTCACTTAGCACTTTTGCTACGTAGGCAGACACGTCCTTAATGTTCTCGTACTCCTTTTCTACTCCGTTCTTGAATCTGATCTTGATGCGGCTTCCACCTTCGATCAGTGACAATGGGTTCATTTCGTACCTGTTTCTGTATTTCATAATTTTAATTGTATAATGTTTGTAATTTCACCTCTTCGCTCACTTCTATATTGTCTTCTGGTATCTCCAAGAACCTGATGCCGTGGTGTAGTCCTGGTATTTCCAAAAAAGAGTACCAAGTGCCCAACGAATAATTAATCGGCGGATTCATCTGTCTCATCTGTTCGCCTTCTATTGAACCGGTAACGTGATAGACCGATCCTTTGTGGGCGCAAATTTCTCCGATGTATGGCCCGTCCTCCCATAAGGAGTTCTCAATGCAAATAACTCTCATAACTTTTATTGTTTGTTTAATCAAATATACGCTATTTCTTTCTCTTTGGGAAATCTAAGTCTTTAGTGCCCTTCTCCTCTACCATATCGTAATAGTAGGAGTCCGTGTCCTCCGATACCCACCTGTCCGATTGATTCTCAACAGAAACCAAATGCGTGTCGACCTTGAACTGCTTCAAGTCCGGTGGTAGCGTTTTTGTCACCCAATTCGAGTCCTTCCAAAACAGTCTGTTGTTCGGCATACAGACCAAATAGCCCGCGTCGCTCTTTAGTACGTGTCCGCACTTGTAGTCCGATGGCTCGTTACTGTAAGGATTATCGTACCAATCCACGGTAAACATGTACGTGCACCATACCTTACTGCCGTCTCGTAGTGTGGCCTGCGCTCTGTGATTGGCCAAGAACTCGTACTCTGTTACGCTCGCCTTCTCGCTAAAACAGTCCCATAACTGCTTGTAGTGGTACGGAACGTCGTTGATTGGAGCTTTCGTGTAGATCTCTGATATTGGCACTCGGCTTCTTAACATGCCCGAGTCGGTCATCACGTGAAAGGTAAGTATTTTGCCCGTTACGGACTGCAAGCCAAACACGTACACGTCGTAGTACTCGTTCTCGTCGTCTCTGCTTTTGGTGAAGTGGCTCTTTTTTACCAAGGCTTTAAAGCTTGGAACGTTTAGGTTTAACATCTGTTATTTTTTACCGCTCTTCTCGCGAATCCATTTGTACATGAAGTCTTGATCTCTCTTTTCGGTCGCCTCGTTTAACTGGTTCTCGTAGAACTCCTTGGTCCACCCATCGTTGTACGGACTGTTCGCTTGCACTCTTAGTTTAGTCTCGCTAATCGAAGCATCCAACGAACCGTCAACTTGTTTGACTGTGAGTGAGGCTTCTGGCGATAATAACTTTTCTGCTAATTCGTCCAATATGGCTTGATGGTTGGTCGGGATCTGAATTGCTAGTCTATTGTATAGATCTATTAAGGCTAATTCTACTTTTGTTTTGTCACTTATCGGGTCGGGTTGTAAGTTGTCCCACTCCTGAATGTTTATTTCTTCCATGTGTATATATCGGGTTATCGGGTTAATTTCTTTCTTTTATTATTGCGTCGCTCTAATTGTTCGGTCAATTTCTGTACTCTTATTGACGCGTACCACTTGCCCATATTGTTTACGGGTTGGAATACCTCTTTCCAGTATCTGATCTGTTCTATGATTTTACTTTTGGTCATTCTGATCTTCTTGTTCTAACACTTCTTTCATCTTGTTTAATGCCTCCTCGGGATCGGAGTTCTCGTCTATATCGTCTAAGAATTTTAGTTTCTCGGATATGTTCTTCATATCTTCTAATAGACTAGTCATACCATCAAGATCTCCTAAGGTTTTCTTGAGCGTGTCTAATGTGTCTTGCAGTTCTTTCTGTTGCTTTTCGTTTATCTTATTTTCCATATTGTAAAAAGGGTAGTATTGCTAATTCTTTTGCTTTTGCTTCAACCATACAATCTACTTCTATTCCATAAGTATCGGGAAGTGCATTGATATATTCTGAGTGAGCTTGAGGTTTTTGTTTAGCGTCATTTTCGTGTAGTGCTTTTGATTCTGAGTAGTGCACAATAGGTTGTATGTGTTTTGGCCAAGTTGTTGATGCCAACAATAAGGCTTCTTGCTCGGTCATATCTCCAGTACAAAATTGGTGGTGATGGTAATCGAATACAATGGGAATGCCTATCTTCTTATGAATGTACATTAGATCTTTAACTGAGTACATGGACGCTTTGTCATCGTTCTCTACTGTCAATCTACTACGTACAGAGTCAGAAAGTCTGTTAAAGTTTTCGCAGAATCTATCCATAGCGGTGATCTTGTCTCCGTATACTCCATTACAATGTATATTGATCTTGTTGTATGGAGTTTTAGAAAGACCCATCATATCGAATAGCTTAGCGTGCATTTCCAAATCTGATATTGCATTGTCGACTACACTGTCCTTTGGTGAAGTAAGTACTACGAATGGACCTGGATGGCACGTGATTCTAATATCCCAAAGTTTGGCAAAATCTCCAGCCTTTTTTAGTTCTGACTTGATCTCTTCGTAATCTTTTAATTGAGTTATGTCTATGTTATTTCCCCATGGAATTATGCTAGAAGATAATCTAAACAGTTTGATTCCGTGTTGTATGTTCCACTCTAGTATCTTAATGATATCTCTAGAATTTAGGAGTGCCAATTCAGAGACGTAGTCCATTCCTTTGGCTTCGAACGTGCGTTTCATCATTGTTCTATTCGTACTAACCTCTTTCTGCATGGTCATATTGATGCACGCGTATCCTAAATTCATAACTTTTATTTTTTTGGTTTCTTGTGGAAAGTCTTGGTATCTTCATCGTAGTATGGAGCATTTTTAACTTCGTAAGCAATCCATATCCACGTACCGATCAATCCTATTGCAATATACAACATAACTTCTATATTTTGTTTAATATCTTTTCAGCCTCTTTACATAATTCACTACCATCTATTTGATTTCCGTGTGGTAATGGAGTATCTTTTTGGTAGCCTGAAGGAGATTGATACCACAGAGATGGATCAACAAACTGCTTTTGATATTCTATGTGTAACTTTGTCCACGTTGTAGAGTTACTTTCGCATAGTTTGTTGATGAATTGGGCTTCTTCCTTAGTCATTACTGAACTATTTTAACGTATCTACTAAAGCAGTACTTCTTTAGAACCTCATAAGCTGGTGCATTATCGTAGCATCCTAAACCCATGTTTTCTAAAATAACCTTTACGTCTTCTATGGTCTTTACTTTTTCCCAATCTATAGGATACCAAATAGGTTCTTTAGTCTGACCCATATTAATAACGTTGGCTTCGATAGGTTCTGCTTTTTTAGTTGCTCTCTTTGTTGACGGTTTTTTCGCTGTTGCCATTTTCTTTTTCTTTTTGTTGAATATTTTTTAATGCTTCGTATAGAGCGTCTTGAATTACTGGACTTTTTTTCTCATATTCTTCCACTAATTCATTTATATTTTTCTTTTTAGGTTCTTTATAAGTAAGAATCTCTTTAAGAGTTCTCGGTTTTACAGGAATATTCTTCCATAAAGTGTCCTTTCTTTTCACGAGTTCAGCTAATACTTGCAGTCTCTCTCTTTCCATTCTTTCAGCATAGAATGTAAGCAAGAACCATCTCTCGATGATCTCATGCCAAATTTGTTTAAGCTTCTTCATTCTTAACTTCTTTTTTAGCTGGTCTCTCTTGAGATTTCCACTCTGTTTTAGATACATAAGACCACTGACTGCCTTCCATTTGTCTAGCTTGTACGTCAGATACTCTAATGATGTTTCCTGTTTTTTTGTTTTTTAAACACTTCATGTTGTCCATGTTTTATTTGATTACGAAATACATTTTAAACTTACACAATTTATTACAATCTTGTATTAATTTATTTATGGTGTCCTTCCACTCTTTGTGCTCTGCTTTCTTTCTTTTATCGGGCTGTTTAGAAAACATATCCTCTATTTGATCTACTATGTCTACTACAGCTGCCATAAATTAAAATCTTTTTGCTAAGTTTACTATAAATGCCTCTTCTTCTTTAGATAACACATTCCATTTTGTACATAGCTTATCTAATGCTTCTATGAATTCTAATTCAGTGGCGCATACTTGTCTATCTATGTGTGTATCTTTTATGTGTCCTTTCTCTTTTAACCAATCTATGACTTCATCAATTTCTGAAGTGTTACAATCTTCTAAAAAATCGTTAACTTCTACGTCAACGTCAATTTCGGTGTCTACGGGTACTAAAATGCTTGGCATAACTTTTATTTTTTTATTTTATTAAATGATATTTGACCATCTGTAATGATCATATACTCTTGACTTGTTTCTTGTACGTCCACGAAGTAGTATCTACCTCCTGTTGCCTTACCTTCCTTGTCTATCTCGTTTTGATGTGTGTGACCAACCACTTGAATAATCTTCTTACGCAATGTTTTCTTATTTGCCTCCATTAAAGCTTTAGGTCTTATCCACATCGGTCCTTGATATGTCTCGTTACCATAACCACTTGCTCCAGCCCATTCTGTTGCACTGAACATTTTAAAAGATCTATAGTCTAACGATAAAGGAGTGTACTTAAATAACTCGTTGATCTTATCGACCATATTCTCTTCTGTCCAATCTATAATAGTGTCGTCTAACCACTCGCTACTAATTCCTGCGTGGCTGAATACAAATTTTCCGATTCTATGCGCAACTTGTAGATGCTTACGATTCTCATCAATTAATTGCTTAATAGATGGAGCCATTCTCGTTTGATAACCCGAAGTGGAGCTATCGCCCATCTCAGGAAAGTAGTGATAATCGTGGTTACCTATTAGCATAATAACTTCTTCACCAATAGTTTGTTTAAACTCTACGATCTCTTTAAAGTTGTGCATCTGTTCTACAGCAGAAATATCAAACGAATCGAAGTAGTCTCCTAAGAATACAAATCTATCTGCGTCCTTCTCTTGAGCTACGATCTGTTTCCATTGATCTCTACCGTGCACGTCTCCTATTATAACCGTTTTCATAAGTAAATTTAATCTAATAAATAATGCTAATAAAATCTATCTCCAAAGTACTTGAATTGCTACGATTAAAAAACCGAGTAGCAAACTTACGATAGTTTTCAGTGTGAATGGCTCTTTAAACATGATCGCGCTGAGTACTGTGAACATGATTATGCCTATAGAAAAACCAAGCAGTCTGCTTTCCCAAATAGATCCATCGAATGCATTGATAAAGTATTGCACTGATTTAACGTAGAACCAACTTAAGGGAACTGCCATTAGTAGTAAAGGGACTGCATACTTAGGGTACCACCCATATTTTATGGCTGCTTGTAATTGTACGAACGATCCTACTTGACCGAGGATCCCGTATAGGATACCGAAAACTAAATTTTGCATAACTGTTTTTGTTTATATTACTCTTCCGTTGGCATCGTCAAATTCATCATGTCTCCGCCAGTTTCTTCTACCTTCTTTCCTTTCTTTCCTTTGTTAATCAACTTATTCATCTCAGTTTTGATCTCCTTTAAAGACGCAGCATATTGTTCTAACTGTTCTCTTTCCTCTGTGGTAAGGTTCTGAATTGCTTCTTTAACTGTTACAATCGTAGGTTCTGTTACCATACCAGTTACGGTGTCTATGCCTTCTGATAGTAAACTCGCTATTTGTTTTGAATAGTCTTGTGGTTTTATGTAGCTCATGTGTCTTGTTTGTGTTAATAAATATTAGCCTATTGAAGCCTGAGCCAGTTGTTTGAGCTTCTTGCCTATCTCAGGATCTTTGATTATCTGTATTGAATAATCTGTCTTACCATCTACCACTAAGTGGCCTGTGAATCTCTCTGCTGTGCTGTGATTAACGCATGTTGTTGAATAACCAAGAGCCACCCTTTTTGGGTGGATCTCTACGTTACATACTTTACAATACTTCTTATTTGTCATTTTTAATACTGTTATCTTTAAATAATATAGATGCCATGATATTAAGTCCCATCGCCTGCCAAAATGTTATAGTCGGCAGATTGAATATGGTTGGCATTAACCAATTCCATAATAGCTGTAATGGTAAACCTAATAAGATGCCTAATAGAGCTATTACTCCAAGTGCTAGCAATACTCGTGTTACTGTTTCTTCTGTTTTCATAATTAGAAGTGTGCTTTTTTAAGGTCCTTAATTTGTTTCTTGATCAAGTTAGCGGCAGTCTTGTTACCTTGTGTCAAATAGAACTTAACTTCTTTCTCAAGTTCTTCGATCATTTCAATTAACTCTTCTTCGTTCTCGTTGTAGATGTCTCCGATTTCAATTTCTTCAAACATAGATTATAAATTTTGAATTTGTTTTAATAATATTGTTACGTCTTCTTCTGTTAAATAACCTTCTACGTCGTCGGTTACAGGTGTCTCGTATGTCAATCTACCGTCACTACCTAATACTGCTAATTCGTATAGTCCTTGATCTCCTCCGTATGTGTGAGGTCCTGTAACTACGCTTGCTCCATAGCTATTATCGAATATAATTCTAGCAGCTTTTAATCCACGCAGTTCATCATTTTTGAACTCTAAATCATTGAATGTTTTCATGTGTTACTGTTTTATATGTTACCAACTTGATTGATATGTGTATTCTTGTGTATCTGCATCTCCAGCTGACACGATGCTCATTAAGATATCGTATGTGTTCTGTACTTGCTCGAAGTAGTAGTCATCGTAGTCTGTACTTCCAAAGAAAAAGCCTGAGCTTCTTGGTAATAACTGCTCTGCTTTACTATGATCGTCTAATACGTCTTCGCATATATTCAACAGATCTCGCAACTGTTCGTAGTCTACGCTGTACTCTCTACAGTCGTCTTGATTTTTCTGCACGTTCTTTACGAACCACTGATGGATCTGATTTGCTTTACGCCAATATCCAACTTCTTCTACGATGTAATCAATCTTTTTTGGATTGATGAACGGATGTGGCTTACCGCCTTCTGTGATTGTTACTTCGCATCTTTTATCTTCGCGTACCCATTCTCCTGTGTGTAAGAATGTTTTTTTGTACAAATACATGTCTAATCCCATAACTTTTATTTTTATTTTTGTTTGATAATATTTCCACCATGAAATTCTCCTCTTGCTCCGAAACCAAATTCCTTACCTAATCCATCGAGTTCTGCTACTACAGCAAATGTGTTATCGTAATCGTCAACAACATTGTAGTCGATACAATCGAAACTGTCTACAGCTTCTTTTTCGTTGTCAAATATCACCGTGTTTATATAGTCCTCTGTCGTGAGGATAACTGCATACAATTTCATAACTTTTTATTTAGATTAATATTAACATGCCATTTTAGAAACTTTAATGCTTCTCTCGAACCTTTCAGTTTGGTCTGCTGTGTCCTTCTCTCTTTGAACAGTTTCCCAATGGTATACAGTCGCAATGAAGTCATCGAATCTTGCTTTAGTGACAACTATAGGACTAAAAGATCCATCTTCTACAGCGGTCGTTTTTATATTCATCTCTACTTTTCCGTACTTAACTTCACCTACAACTTCGAATGCATATACACGTACATGATCGTATCTACCTCTACCAGTTTGTAGATCAAAGTACTGAGGTTTTACTTCTAATGTATATGCTCCTTCTTGATCATAAGGAATGTTATACTGTCTTTCGCATACCGTACGAGTAGATATAGTATGCTGAAAACCTGCTTTGCTATACTCAGCAATACCTTGTTCTGCTATTTCCTTTTCTGTTTTACGTATAGCAAATTCTGTTTGACTGATTGGTTGTTCGAATGTAGCATAACGCTTTTGTGCGTACTGTTGATATTCAGCTTTCCATACTGGCATCATGAAGTTAATTTGATTCAATAAAGTTGCAACCATACCTAAAGTTTTTAAGTAAGCAATAGTTTCAGTATCGTTGTACTCTACTTCTTTAGAATAGAAACTTAATTTTGCTTTAGCTTCTTCGCCATATCTAGCGTAGTGATATACGGTAATAGCATTATGTCTCCACATATCTTTTACGTATGCTTCAGATGAATAGATTTGTAATGTTTCTCCACCACTTTCTAATTTAATAATGTAAGTTTCACCAGTAAATTGGTAGAACCATTCTGCAATTTTTGTTTCTAACGAAGCAACCTCTTTACTAAAGACATTGTCGTAGTAATACTTAGACGCTTCTTTTTGAGATTGTAACTGTGACTGTAACGCGGTCAACGTAGTTTGTAGTGTATTCATAACTTTTATTTAATATTAAAAAATTTATATATATGATGCTTTATTTGTCAGCATCAGAGTAAAAGTACTACTATCCTTAGAAACAAAAAAATTATTTATCAAGTATCTTAAAAATTCTTCATAGAGAACCAACGCGTTATGGATATTCTTTTTTAACATGCATAACTGATTGGTTTCCAATGCTCTCCCAAGGGCCTATTTTGGGCTCTTTTGGCACGCTTTGTACCAAATGGCTATAATATACTAAGCTTTTTGTTTTTGGACCAATGGAGCAGACTTGGGAGCTCCAAAAGTAAAGAATTTGGTCTTATTAGATGGCTGATATGGGCACGATGAGCATGCCTTACCGAATAGATCCATGTGATAGTCGCAACCAATTTGGTCTGAGCTGCATGGTTTGATGGTGATCTTCTTAGCAAACCTTTTTGTAAACAATTGTTTCATAACCTTTAGATGGGAGTTTATGTGTATTTTGAGATGAGTGTGTCTATGATTTGTTTTTCGTCTTCGTTTAAAGTCTTTTTATTCTGTACTGTTTTTATAAATTGTATGTGCTTCTCCACCACTTGTCTCTTTGCTGCAAATAAACCTGATATTCTAGAACCTTCAATACACTGTTTGTATTCTGTTGATAAAGCCTCTTTCAATAGTAAAACCTTTTGATCGTAAGGTAACTCTTTATTCTTCTGTCTGTTGTTAAAAGAATCTGCCAATTCAAATGCTTTGAGTAATTTATCTCCCGCTTTTGTAAGTGCTGATCTCTTGAAATCCATTAGTCTTTGCTTTTAACCATGTATTTGTATATCATTTTCTGTAACTCTTGTAACGCAGCTGTATTTTCTCTTATCAAAGTATCCAGTCTGTCTCTCTCTTCTACCAAGATCTTCAGCATATCTTCTTGAAGTCTGTCTACTTTAACCTCTAGCTCCTCGTTCTTTTTAACCAGTCTAAGATACTGTTGCCATGCAAAATATCCTAACAAGAATGCTAGTATCCCAAGAATACCATATTGCATTAATCCAAATTGGAGACTGTTTACGTCTACTGCTAAAATCATTTAGTTTTAATTTAAGTTTGAATACTTTCTACACAATAAATCTTCCCAATTGTCTGCTAAAACCTTAATTTGTCTTGCTGATGCTTTGATCTGACCGGTATCTATTAGTCCAACCATTGTTTCAACCCATGCTTCTCTACTATTTACATGTAGGTATTCATGTATCTCGGTTGGGATCTGTGTCTCTTCCGCTATTTTATCTAGTGTGTCGTGAATCAGCATATCCTGAACATAAATATTTGAGGTTAACCAATATTGTATTCCTTTTTTAAGTATCTCAGACATTTTTTGTAGTCTCTTCTCTCTATTCTAATGGCGTCCTTCTCCATTGGGTTCTTGTCAGAAGTCAACCACTTGGCCAATATCTGATACTCATGCATAGAATGACTAACGTAATGCCAATACTCGTGGATAATTGTCTTAACAAGTTCCTCTAAAGTATGGTGAATTTCTTTATTTACGAATATGGTTTGATCTATTTCATCGTAGTATCCGTAGTCGTCTCCTGAAATATAATCAGGTTTTCTGAACTCAAGGGCTGGATATGGACCATTTATCTTGGATCTACCATATGTGAAGTAGCACCAATCCAGTATCTTCTGTGCTGTGGCTCTGGTTACATAGTTTTTTTCCTTTCTCATAATCCTAATGCTTTTCTTTCTGCTTTTGTTAAACTTGCTATGACTTCTTTCTGTACCTTTTTGTACTTTTTAAGTCTCTCTTTCTCTTTATCTTTATTTTTGGTTAACGTATTTTTCATATACTTCTTTATACTTCTTTGATAGTTTTTCTAATTTGGTTTCTGGTATCTTGAAATTGAATTCAAAATAATCTGAATCGATGCATGTGTAGGCCTGAATCTCATCATTGAATACCTGCTCTGTGTATCCCATATCTTCTAAGTTCTTACACATTCTCTTGTATATTTTAGGGTCCATCTCCTCAGTGATAGCATCTACTTCTTTCTTATAGTTGCTATCTATATGATAATAAGCATGACACAATTCGTGTTGAAATGTGGTAGAGGTCAAATTGCCTACTCCTATAATGTAGGCTTTAGATTTAGGTCCATATTTTAAGTTCACTTTCTCTTTAATCTCATCTAGTATTTTACCCATTGTTACATCGTAAGGCGTGTAGTATGTGTACCTATATCCCATCTTGTCGTAGCATTTTACTGCTATGTTTAAAGGAAAGTTAAAACCTACCCAATCTGATGCATAAGTAAAACTATCAGTGTGTTTTCTGCTGTACCATTCTATATAGTCCCATATTTCAAAAGCCTTGCCTCTGAATTTAGGATTAGGAGACTCGTAGAACTCTTGTACTCTCATGAACAACATTGCCCTATGATATCTGTCTGGTACTATTACCGCAAATATCTTTGGTTTTATTTCTTTTATGTTATATTGTATCTTCATCTTGTTTTTGTTTATTCCATTTACTTTTAGATAATAAGTCTGCATAATCCTTGTATCCCCGTTCTACTGCAAATTCGTCATTCAGCTTATCTCGATATGCTTTAACATTTGCTTTATCGTTCATTGCTTCTGCATTTTCGAAGCCTAAATCTATAGCGCAAGCTTCTTCGCACCAATCATGAGATCCTATGTTTATGCTTATAGGCAGATCGGTTTCTATAGACTCTATGAAGTCTTCGAATTGATTAGCTGATACAAACGGCATACAATAAGATCCTTCTGCTATTTGGTATCCACTGTCGTTTTGCTTATCGAATATCTCTACTCTACCCATTCTATATCTTTCTCCCAATAAACTGAATATACCGTAACCAACAGTAGAATAGTAGTAACGACCTTGATGAGATACTCCGTTCATATTAACACATTCAGGATTCGTTTCCATCCATGTGGCTAACTTATCTATTAATTGCTCGTCTGTTAGTTCTTCGTTCTTAGCTCTGATATTCTGTAGATACCACGCTACACGTTTTCTATTTATTTTCATACTAGATATTTTCTTGTTCAAATAGTTTTTCAAATCTCTTTGGTAATTTATCGTACTTACCTCTAAATGTGGTTGGCATCGCAGCAACAATCTTCTTGTTTCTGTAAGGCGGATTGTTAGGACTGCACCATCTTCTGGTCTTCCTCATCCAATGGTAAAAATATAAATAAGCATTTGCTTTTTTCACATAACTTTCTTTGTCAATGCTTAAGTTATATTTGCCTATCAATTTAACAGATCGTTTCTCGTTGTCAAGTTCTAAGTCTACAACTCCTTGAATCGCCGCATCTACCATAGCATCGGATAGTTTTTCACCGGATATCCACGCATCTACAGCAAATAGATACTTGTTTGCTTTCGTATACACTGGTACTTTATCTATCCACTGTGTGAGGTGACCGTATTCGTGTACCAGTATTTCAAACGAATCTTTCTGCTTCATCGCTACTTGTAAGGTTCTATTCTCGTCGTCAAAATATCCTGTACATTTTACAGAAGGAATTGGTTTTAGGTACTTTACGTCTTTAAGCTTACACGATACTTTGTGTTTCTTACAACCATTTTTCACCAACTCAATAAACATCTTATCGTTCTTGCTTAATCTCATATCTTATATGTTAAAGTTTAATTTTGAATAACGTTTAGTATCATACTGCATTTGTAGATCGTACGCATTTATTTTTGCTGATCTATCTTCATAAGATTGAGATACATTTAGTTCCTTCATCCAAGCTTGGAATTCTGGATTTGCCATTGTGTTTTCTCTGTCTTGTATTAACTGCATTTCTTTTTCTATGTCTTGTATCATATTATTGTTTTTTAAATTATTCTGCATATTCTTGTATATCATAATAGTGATCAGCTTGATATGGCAATACACTTACCACGTTTTTGGCATCCCACATTTGCTTAACACATTTCTGAAATTCTTCGAATGAATGGTACGGAGCATCTATTCTAGACCCATCGTCGTAGGTTACTTCTACTCTAGCGATCTTATAGTTCTCTATGTATCCACCCATGCGAGCGTCTTCGTATTGATCTTCAGTTCTAAAGGTAAATTCTATACCTGTTAAATTATCTATGTACATAAGTTTGTTTTTAATTATTAATAACAGTATGGTCCTATCATTGTCAAAGGTACATCGTATCTACCAAATCCGTCTACTTCGTGTACAGTAGCTTTAGTCAATCTGATATCCTTTATGATGAATACTTTACCACTTGTCTTCTTATGTTCTACTACTACCTTATCACCGATACTGAATGCTTTACGCTTTTCTTTTGAATCGGCTTTCTTCTTTGCTTTAATGGTATCCACTACCATTCTATTTAACTTTGATAACTCTAATACAGATAATTTGTTTAATTGTGACTGTGTCATGTTTATATTTTTTAATAATTAAAGTAATAAGATGCTTGTTCCCATCTACCATCAACATTTGTTTCTACTACGTAGTCACCATTGTATTGTCTATTCTCTCGTAGTACTAACCAAATTTTATGAGTATCTGTTTGGATTTTTAACTCATCACCGTCCCATGCTTGTTCGATTGTTTCCATGCTGTTTAACTCAGCTTTAGTGTATTCGTGTAACATACTTAAATTATTTATTGTTATAAAATTTAGATTCGTCAATTTCGTTATAAGAATAGTCTACGGTTATTCTCTCTTCTAAGAACTTTTCTTTAACCACACCTATCTTACGATCTTCTATAGTTACTGTACCAACTCCATCGTATGCTTCTAATTCTATTTCGTCGTACTGAGCACACGCATCTTTGTAACTAAAGAAAGGTCCAAACATTACGCTATATTCTGATGCATCAAATCCATCTAATAAGAATGATTCTCCGTACCCATCTTTGTACTTCATAAAGTATGGTGACTGAGTAACGAACCATACGTTAGGAGATTTGCCATCACCGATAATTTCAGATGCTAAATCTTTAGCTAACTTTGCTGTAGTCATTTTGTATTCTGCTAAATGATCTACTTCTACTTTAGGTGCTTCTACTGTTTTAACAATTCCAAATTCAAGTATATAGTTTTTTATCTTAGTTTGAATTTCTTCTCTCGTCATGCCTTTATAATCTAAGTACTTAATAGTCCATGCGCCTTGAGGATGAGAATAGCTAATTGTATTTTCATCGCGTCCAGCTGTGTACATATATCCTAATGCGCTGTTAACATGACCGCTATCTAACCATGCTGGAATATGGCATAATACTCTCCACATTCCACGCTTAGTGTTTTCTAAAAAGCCTAAACGTTTTAAATAACCTTTGTACTGATCTTGACGATAGTGTTTACCAGCACTATATTTTTTCCACCAAGTTATTTGTTCGATACCTTCCATTGCTGCGTGAAATTCTTTAGTAGTGAATGTGTCACCTACGTTTTTAGAATTGATGAACGACTTAACAGATTGGAACAAATTTGGTTTGACGTTCATAGTAGCTAATGCTTCTACTAAAGCGTCTTGAGCTACGAATGTATCTTTTTGAGATCTACCTCCAATGTGCCACTCGATTGTTTCTTTATCTGTATAACGACGATACTCTTTCCAATCGTACACAGTAAATATAGTACCGTTTTCTAATTCTAATTCCCACTCGTTTTGCACTTTATCGTGGGGGTCGCTCGTATGATTTGGCGCACCTAAGATAATTTGTAGATCTGCTAACGTAGCACTAAATGTAGCACCGTGAAATGAAGTACCGTCCATGTTTTTGTAACTTTTCTTTATCATAACTTATTTTTTTGTTTTAATGTCTGTGAATTTAATGTCTGTGTCGGTTAGGTTTAATGTGTGACCGATATACACAATTGATAGGAATAGTATTACTGATATCATATTAATTAATTTGATGAAGGCATTGCTGAATATTCTATGTCTGTGTTGTGCCACTTTTTCATGTACCTTTGCCATGACATTTCACCTTTATCTATTTTAATTTGATCTAGTTCCATATTGTGAGGTACTCCTGCAATAAAATCTTGATTGTCTAAGAATTCAAAATTAACGTGACAATCTGGAAAAGATTCACTAAGTGCTTTATGATTTAACTGCATATTTGTCCACATAAGTTCTTTGTCGTAATCTTCGACAGTGATAACGTGGTCAGTAACGATCTCTTTTGTAAGAGCATTTTTAATGTAAATTCTAACTTTCATAGCTTTTATTTATTGATTATAG